GTTTTAGGAGGATTTTTTAAAGGGATAGAACTCTTTGTGTCATTATTTATGAAAGGTGCTGCTATTCAAGCAAGTTTTTTAAATGATAAGTTTGGATGGATAATAGATAAAGTAGTTCAAATGAAAGAAACATTTAATTCATCTATGGAATCTTTTGATGATTATGGTCAAGCCTTTAAATCAATGATAGAAGTTATAACAGGACCTATAGGGGATTTACCTATCTTTAATGAGATAGGAATGATAATGTCAGCAATTCATGAGATCATAAACAGAATTAAAAATGGAGAAGATATTGGAGAAGCGTTCAGAGCTGCTTTTGAGTGGAGAGATTCAACAGTAGGTAACTCCCTTTTAGAATTAATGGACTTTATGAAAGGCATATTTGGAGCAATTCAATCAATTATAGAAACTGTTATAACCAACTTAGGCCCTATCTTTGAGGGTCTTAAAACTATGTTTTTAATTCTAATGGATTATATAGCTGTAATATGGGGAAGTATAGGAAAACCAGTATTCAATTTCTTTATGGAAATAGTTAAAAAGGTAGCAGAGGTATTTAAAGTTGTATTCCCAATACTAGCAAATATATTTAAAGGTCTTTGTGATACATTGAGTTTATTATGGCAAAACATACTAAAGCCGGTGTTACAAGCTATAGGAGCATTTTTACAAAATGTATTATTACCAGTATTTAAATTTGTATTTAATATCGTGGCAGAAGTAGTCAAAGTATCATTTAAATTTATAGGAACTCTATGGAATACTACATTAAAGCCTATTCTTGACGGAATAATTACCTTCATTGGAGGAGTTTTTTCAGGGAATTGGTCTAAAATATGGGATGGAATAAAAGGTATTCTAAAGGGCATATGGGGAGGTCTTAAAGCTATTCTATGGACACCTATTGAATGGATATTAGAAAAAGTAGGTGGGATAGTAGATGCAATAAGTTCTCCATTTAAAAAGGCAGCCAATGCAATAGGGAATGTATGGAGTGGTATAAAATCATTCTTTAAGTTGCCACACTTTAAAATAACAGGTTCATTAGATCCTAAGACATGGTTAAAACAAGGGTTGCCTAAACTTGGTGTGGATTGGTATTACAAAGGTGGGATATTCAATGAGCCTACTGTTTTACCAGGAGGAATAGGTGTAGGTGATAGATTCAATGGTAAAGGCTCTAATCCAGAGGCGGTAGTACCACTTGATAGCATGTATGAAAATATAAGAAGTATTGTCAAGGAAGAGGGAAATAGTAAAGATGTATATCAAGAGATAAATATCTATTCTAAAACCGAAAGTCCAAGTGAATTAGCAAGACAATTTAAAAATAGTCAAAAAAGACTAGCTTTAGAAATGGCTTAGGAGGTTAAGGAGTGGGGCAAGTAGTAAAATTTATAAATGCTAATGATGAAAGTGTAGAGTTTTCTATATCTAAGCCTTTTTTACTTAAGGAAATTGGTGGATTAAGTGATTTAACTGCTGAACATATAACCTATAAGGGAGTAAATCAAGATGGAGAGATGTATAAGAGTAGTACTTTAAAAGTAAGAGAAATACCAATTAAATTTTTACTAATAGCAAATTCTAATAATGAACTACTTAATATAAGAGAAAAAGTTAATAGAGTGTTTAATCCTAAGTTGGGTGAGGGAAAGCTTATTTACTCCTATGGGAATATTGAAAGACAAATAGAATGTACTCCAGATGGTACTCCTGTTATGCCTATAATTGGCAACAAGAAATATTGTGAGGGAGAGATAACACTATTAGCACATAATCCATATTTGAAGGACCTAATAGAAGAGGGAGAAATCATTTCAACATGGATTGGAGGTTGGAAGTTTAAATTTAAACTTCCCTTTAAATTTAAACAAAAGGGAGAGCCTAAAAAAAATATATTTAATAGTGGACACATAGAAACTCCTATAGAAATTATATTTAAAGGACCTGCAGTAAATCCTTCTGTAATAAATAATAGAACAGGAGAATTTATAAAAGTTGAAAGGACTTTAACCTCAGATGATACTCTATTTATTACAACAGAATTCGGCAATAAAAAAGTTGAAATTGAACGTAATGGAGTTCGAAATAATGCATTTAATTATATAGATTTAGATTCAACCTTCTTTCAATTACAGGTTGGAGATAATATGATTGAGTATACTACAGAAAATAATTTAGATCCTCAAAGTGTTGAGATTAGATATAGGAATAGATATGTAGGTGTATAGGAGGTGATAACTTGGAGTATAGTGGATTCTTTAATGGAGACCAGGAATATGGACAAGAAGAATTTAATAGATACTTTGATAATATTTATGAAAGTGGAGTAAGTATTGATAATAGTAACAACATGACCTTAGGTGTAACACAAGAAATGGGGGTGCTTAAAATTGCTCCCGGATTTGCTATTGTTAAAGGATTCTATCTTTATAATGATAGCACCAAGAGTATAAATATTATAAAAGATAATAATTATGATAGGATAGATAGAGTTGTAGTAAGACTTAATATAAGTAATGGTAAATTATCAATAGAACTTAAAAGTGGTGTGGCAGGAAGTAAACCATTAGCACCAACTTTACAACGTGATAATTTAATTTATGAAATATCATTAGCCCAAGTCAAAATTACTACTACAGGAGCTATTACTATAACTGATGAAAGATATAGACAAGAGTTTTGTGGCAGTATAAGACCTAAAAATCTTACAGAATTTAATGATATGATTAAAGGATTTACAGAAGAATTTGATAGATGGTTTAATTCACAACAAGCAAAAGGATGGAGGAACATATATATTCAAAATGGAACTCCTGCGGGGAGTGTGAGTGGTTCAATATGGATACAAACGTTAGTATAAGAATATTTAATAAAAGTTTAAATTTCTTAGGGGAGATAGATAGCTATACTTCCCTTTTTTATGTCCGAAAATGGGAAAACTACGGTGAATTTGAATTTCATATGTCTGAGGTAGATATTAATTTAATAAAAAAAGGTAATATCATAATGCTTAATAAAGATGGATATAGAACTGGTGTTATAGAGCATATAGAAATTAAGGAAGAGAATAAAGAAGATATTACAGTTAAAGGATTTTCATTGTCATATTGGCTTACCCAAAGAATTACAGTTCCTCCAGTTGGATATGCATATCATGAATTTAACACTAGTGTGGAAGATATAATGATAGCTTTAGTAAAATCAAATGCAGCAGATCCTATTGATGTAAAAAGAAAATTTCCATATTTGCAAGTTGAACTATCTCAAGGCAGAGGTGAAATATTTCAATTTCAAACGAGATACAAAAACTTATCAGATGAATTGACTAAGCTTTCTAAAACTAGTGGTTTAGGATTTGCTATTTTTTTAGACTATAAAAATAAAAGGTTATTATTCAAAGTTTTGTCAGGGAAAGATTTGACATATAATCAAAGAATTAATCCACCAGCCATATTTTCAATTGAATATGATAACATAATTAATCAAAATTATATTGAGTCCAATATTGGATATAAGAATGTTGGATACGTTGCAGGGCAAGGTGAAGGAGCTAATAGACAAATTGAGGTTATTAGTAATGAACTAACTGGATTTGATAGGAGAGAAACCTTTATTGATGCTAGAGATATTACAGAAGGAGTAAGTCT